TGCTTCTCTTTGTCGCCAACAGCCCAGATCAGCCCAAACCAGCGGTAACTGGCCATGACCAGCCAAGACTGGAAACGATCATCCCAGATCATGCCGGCTCACTAGCTGGACTTGTGGGGGACATGGCTAAAAAGGTACTTGGTGTCACTTTGATGCCGTGGCAAATGCACGCTCTTGAGGGAATGCTTGCGGTTGACGCCGATCAAAAGTTTGTGCATCGCTCAAGCCTTGTGTCGGTCGCCCGTCAAAATGGCAAGACCACAATTATTCAAGCGGTCATCCTATTTTGGTTAGTTGAGATGCCAAAGATACGTGGCGGTAAACAGACCGTGGTATCTGGTGCCCACAGACTTGATCTTGCGTGTTTGTTGTTTGATGATCTAGCACCAATCCTTGAGGAGTACTACGGCGCCAAAATCGTCAAGTCGTACGGGCGTTATCAGGCCACGATGCCAGACGGCAGCAAGTGGTGGGTTAAAGCGTTAAAGCCAAATCAAGGTCACGGTATGTCAATTGATTTAGTCGTGGTGGACGAATTATTTGATGTTAATCCTGATTCCGTTGAGGGGGGTCTCTTGCCGGCACAGCGCGCGCGTAAAAATGCCTTGGCACTTTTCTTCAGCACAGCTGGCACCGAGGAATCAGTACTTTTCCAGCGCTGGAGAGAGGCGGGCATTCGAGCAATTGACAAAGGTGAGCCGTCAACGATGTACATGGCCGAATGGTCGCCCGACCCAAGCCTTGACCCGCTGCATCCTGCGTCATGGGCGTGGGGTAATCCTGCGCTCGGTTACACGTTGGACATGGACACCATTAGGCAAGAATCAACTAACCCTGATCGGGCGTCGTTCTTGCGCGCATCCCTAAATCTTTGGGTGTCGGTCGTGCGCGGTTGGATTGAGCCAGGGCGTTGGCCGTCCCTTGAGTACACGGGGGACATCCCTAGCGGTGGCGTCGTGGCGATCGAGTCTTCGCTGGACGACTCCCGATACAGCGCGACCAGATGCGTCAACTTGTCAGACGGTCGAGTGCTTGTCACCGTCGCGTTCATTGCCGAGTCAATCACAGAGCTGTGGGACAACGTGCAAGAACTCGCCAAAGACCCAACAATCAGGTTTGCCTTGTCGCCGACCGTGGACGCAACCTGCCCGCCAAACATTGAGCGCCGCCGAGTCGTCGTTGGATATGCAGAACTAGGACGCTTTACACCGCTTGCCAAGAACATGATTGCCGAGGCACGGCTACTTCACACAGGAGAAAAACTGCTTGCCGAACATGTGCAGCGCGCAGTTGCTGTTCGCACCGACAACACGATTGTGCTCTCAAGCAAGCGATCACCTGGGCCGATTGAGTTGGCGCGCACAATGGTCTGGGGTATTGGGATGTGTGCGCGTCCAGTCAACAGCGGAAAGCCCATGCTTGTCGCGGTAAATAACTAAGATAAACGCGGCGACCGCGCACCTTGCCTTTTGTCGGAATCGGATAAGTCATGCGCGGTTGCCACTTGTGTGACAAAGTAGGAACATGGCGATCTTTAACAAAACCAAAAAAGCAGCAATAAGCCCAGCGCCAAGTAAGGCAGCTGCGGCTGGTGGCTTTGCACCTGGTTACTCGTCGTCCAATGTAGGCGTCAACATGATCGGCCAGTACTACACCTATCGCGAAGGCGAAGCGCGTAACGCGGCGATCAGCGTCCCAACGATCAACCGTGCGCGCGATCTCATGGCGTCGGTAATTGGCTCAATGAATCTTCGCTCATACAACGAGTTTTGGAACGGCGAAGAAATGGAGAAGATTTACATCGCTCCACGTTCATGGTTGCGCCGACCAGACCCAACAGTTTCGTTCCAGTTCCTTATGAGCTGGACTCTTGATGACCTCATGATGTTTGGGCGCGCGTTTTGGTACATCACTTCACGCACCGCCGACGGATACCCGGCCACGTTTACTCGACTGCCAGCAGGCTCAATCACTACTACCGACATGGCTGGCCCTGTGTGGTTTGCTCCATCGTCGCAAGTGTATTTCCAAGGCGGAGAAATTGACCCAGCAAATCTTGTGCAATTCTTGTCTCCAGCACAAGGCTTGATCTATTCAGCGCCTGGCGCAATTGAAACCGCGCTAAAACTTGAAGCAGCGCGTAATCGCAACGCATCGTCAAGCATTCCTGCCGGCGTACTCAAACAAACTGGTGGCGAACCACTTAGCGCGCAAGAACTTGCTGATTTGGCTAGCGCTTTTAATGCCGCTCGAGCAACCAACCAGACTGCAGCGCTTAACGAGTATTTGACATACACGGAAACAAACAGCACACCTGACAAGATGCTTTTGATTGAGGCGTCGCAATATCAGGCGCTTGAAATGTCACGTCTTGCAAACGTGCCACCGTATTTGGTGGGAGTTGCTACTGGCGCTTATTCATACCAGTCGTCACAGCAAGCGCGCGCCGATCTTTATTTGTTCGGCGTGAAATTGTATGCCGACGCAATTGCTGGCGCTTTGTCAATGGACAACGTGCTACCGCGCGGAACATACGTCGAGTTTGACGCCGATGAATACCTAGAAGAAAACTTTATGGCCGATCGCATGGACAATGAAGAAGTAGTTGTAAGAGAAAACACTCAAGAGGAGTTAGCACGATGATTAAGTTAATTGCAGGAGAATTCACAGTTGACGCCGCAATCGGCGAAGCACCAAAGCGCACGATTTCTGGAACCGCAGTTCCGTACAACGTGCCGGCAACAGTTTCGGATGGCACAGCTGTGATCTTTCGCCCAGGCTCATTGCCAGTCGAAGGAAAAGCGCCACGCCTGTTTATGTACCACGATGCCAGCCAACCAGTAGGAGTTGTCACCGAGCGCGTGGACACCGAAGAAGGCATGATGTTCAGCGCCAAGATCAGCGCAACGACCCTAGGCAATGACGCTTTGGTCATGGCCTTGGACGGCACCATTGACCAAGTATCGGTTGGCGTAAACCCAACCAAGTTCTCGTATGACGAAGAAGGCACAATGATTATTGAGTCAGCCGACTGGATGGAATTGTCCCTAGTTCCGATCGGCGCTTTTGGCGATGCCGCAAACATCACCAAAGTTGCAGCGAGTATCCACCAAGAGCCAGAAGAAGTAGTGTTAAATGAAGAAGTAGTCCCAGAACAGGAGATAGAACCCATGTCAGAAGTAACCGCACCAGCAGTTGAGGCAACAATCCCAACCGCCCCAATTTTTGCACAAGCTAAAAAAGAATTCGTTTTGCCAAGCGCAGGCGAATACATGGCCGCTTACCACATCGGTGGCGACACGTTTAAGAACATAAACGCTGCAGTCGCTGAATACACAGCATCAAAGCGCACCGCATTGCAGGCAGCTGCAGGCGACGTGCTCACAACTGACACACCTGGTCTGTTGCCAGTTCCAGTACTTGGGCCATTGGTTCAAGACCTGAACTTCTTGCGTCCAGTAGTCGATGCTGTAGGCGCTCGCGCTTACCCAGACAACGGACAGTCAAAGACCTTTATCCGTCCAACAATTACCACGCACACGAGCGTTGCATCACAATCAGAACTTGGTTCAGCATCAGCAACAACCATGGTGATTGCATCCAACTCAATCAGCAAGACCACACTTGCTGGTCAAGTAACGCTGTCAGTTCAGGACATTGACTTCACTTCACCTGCAGCAATGCAATTGATCTTGAATGACCTCATGGGCGAATACATGATTGCTTCTGACAACTTGGCTGCAGACAACTTGCTCACCGCAGCAAACTCGTCAGGCGTTTGGGACGGCACCGTAGCCGACTTGTTGAAGTCTGTTTATGACTCGGCAGTTGACATTTCATCAAACCGAAACTGGACACCTACCCACATGTTCGTAAGCCCAGACGTATGGGGTCAACTTGGACAACTTGCCGACACAACTGGCCGTCCAGTATTCCCATTCATCGGCGCTGGCCTCACCGGTCAGAACGCACTTGGTGGCGGTCAGGCATCTTCATGGAACGGCAACCCACTCGGCTTGCAGTTGGTAGTTGACAGCAACTTCGCTGCCAAGACCATGATCA